GGCGCACCCAGCAAAGTAATGGCGACCAGAGAGAAACTCTATCTCCGTATGGCGAAGAAATTCTTTGGAAGCAAATTTAAGATAACATCAAAGTCGAGTTCCACTGGAACAGTATTCTATTTGGACAGAAAATAAATGAAAACATTCAAGCAGTTTACAACTGGTAAGACAAAAAGAAGCCCCGATTGGGGTACGCCGGAATCTGTTAAAACCGCAAAATATTTAACACCAGGGCAAGATGCCAACGAGCCCGCGGACAAGTTAACCGAACGGAGTCCTAGTGAAATTGCTAAGTTTGCTCTTGGCGGGGTTGTATTTAAGAAGCAGTATAAACTAGCCCTAGACGCATTGAAATCGGTCCTTGCTAGAAAAGGATCCAATCAAGTGGCAGGGCAACGTAAAGGTTCTCCTAAACATTCTATAGGATATTACGCTGCACAAATAGCAAAGAGCTATAGCCACGTTGATGGAAAAACTTTAGAGAAAATGATACCCAAAAACTTTGTGTTTGAAGAAGTTCCAGCTACTAGCACAGCATCTATTCCTGATAGTACCAATATTGGTCCTATGAAAGGCAAGCGTAAGAAGGCGCCTGTAACCAGACGCTATATAGAAATAATGGGCAAGCGAAGGAAGCAACAGCTATGATATCAACTACTATTTTAGGATCCATATTAGGATTCGCTGGCTCTGCGCTGGCTCCTATTGTGGGATATTTTGAAAAGAAAAACTCTGCCAAGCATGAGATTGCTAAGCTGGGGAAGGCCGCTGAAATGATTCAAGCTGGGTTTGAGCAAGATCAAGTTATGTACGCTCTCACCGCTCGTAGCGATGAACATAAACGCCTCCTCGACCACGACATTGCTATAAGTAAAGGGACGGGTTTCACATCAGGTCTAGCAAAGATGGTCCGTCCAGTATTGACATACTCATTCTTTGCCTTGTTTGCTGTTGTGGAGATGTCTACTCTCAATCATGCTTTATCAGCTGGTACAGAGTTTAATACTGCTATTTTAACTGTATGGGATCAAGACACCCAAGCCATATTTGCCACTATAATAACTTTCTGGTTTGGTAATAGGGTGTTCGAGAAGCGAAATAAACTGCCATAGCAGTTGACATAATACCCCGGTTCAAGTATAATAACAACTTAGTTTTCACTGAGGGGGATTCCTTCCCTCACATATAATGGAGCCAATATGGCAAAGCAACAATATATGGGAATAGAGATTGACCTATCAAGAGATGGTCTATTCGACGCCCTCGGCAAACAGCGGCTAAATGAAAGCTACATGAGGGAGGATGAGTCTTCCCCGCAGCACAGATTTGCTCATGTTAGTAAGACGTTTAGCTCCAACCCCGAACACGCTCAAAGGTTATATGATTACTCTAGCAAGCATTGGCTGTCGTACTCAACTCCTATATTATCTTATGGTCGATCTGCCCGAGGGATGCCAATTAGCTGTTTCTTAAATTACATTGACGATAGCAGTCATGGATTGGTTAATAACCTATCTGAGACCAATTGGCTTTCTATGCTGGGGGGCGGTGTTGGAATTGGGTTCGGTATTAGGTCGTCCGATGAAAAGTCGACTGGCGTGATGCCCCATCTCAAAACATATGACTCTTCGTCGTTGGCCTATCGACAGGGTAAGACGCGTCGAGGTAGCTACGCTGCATACTTGGATATAAACCATCCGGATATTATATCGTTCCTTGAAATGAGGAAGCCAACCGGCGATCAAAACATGCGATGTTTGAATCTACATCATGGTATTAATATCACAGATAGATTTATGAGTCTTGTAGAGCGTAGCATGCAAGATAGCGAAGCGGATGATGGTTGGAACCTAAGCGATCCATTCAGCGGAGAGGTAAGGGAGACGGTTAGCGCAAGAGCCCTATGGGCCAAGATACTAGAATTGCGAATGGAGACGGGAGAGCCGTATATACACTTCATAGACACCTCTAATAGAGCGCTGCCACAGTTTCAAAAAGATCTGGGCCTCAAGATCCATCAAAGCAATCTATGCAGCGAGATCATTCTCCCAACTTCCGAAGACCGCACTGCCGTGTGTTGCCTATCCTCCCTTAATATGGAGTACTATGACGCTTGGTCTAAAGATCACAGCTTCATTAAAGATGTAGCCGAGATGCTCGATAATGTATTACAGTTCTTCATCGACAACGCTCCTCCAGAGGTCAATAGAGCTATATACTCAGCAAAACGCGAGCGCTCTATAGGCATAGGCGCCCTGGGATTGCATGCATATCTCCAACGCAAGGGTATAGCGTTTGAGGGTGTATCGGCTAAATTAGCTAACAACCGCATGTTTAGGCTCATCCGTAGTCGCTGCGATGAAGCTAGTTTAGCCCTTGGAGCGGAAAGGGGAGAAGCTCCTGATGCTAAGGGCACCGGTAAGAGATTCTCTCATGTTATGGCCATCGCCCCCAATGCTAGTAGCAGTATTATTATGGGCAACACTTCCCCATCGATCGAGCCATATCGTGCAAACGCATACCGACAAGACACACTAAGTGGCAGCTACCTTAATAAGAATAAGTACCTCGACGAGACCATATTGCAATTATGCGCAGGTGATACAAAGAATGACTATGATGAGATATGGTCGTCAATTATAGCGAATGACGGATCCATTCAACATCTGAAGATATTTAATGAGGAAGAGAAATACGTATTCAAGACAGCAATGGAAATAGACCAACGTTGGATCATAGAACATGCTGCCGATCGGCAGCAATACATTGACCAGGCACAATCATTAAACGTATTCTTCCGACCAGATGCTAATATAAAGTATCTCCACGCCATTCACTTTATGGCGTGGAAGCAGGGAGTTAAAACAATGTATTATTGTAGGTCAGAGAAGCTTGGTAAGGCAGACAAGATTTCCAAGAAGGTGGAACGACAGGCCATAAAGGAGATAGACTTTCAAGCATTAATTGATGATAGTGGTTGCATGGCGTGTGAAGGATGAGTTAGTGACATCGTATGTTCTACCTGTACCTAAAGACCCACGCCCGCACTAATATAAAATACCTTGGACAGACCTGCGAGGACCCACACACATACGCTGGATCGGGGGCGCGATGGCTCAATCACTTGCGGAGGTATGGCGACGAGGTGGATACAGAGATATTGTGGGTCGGAGAAGATCGTAATGAGATGGTGGTGACTGGGATTAGATTCGCCAAGATGTTTAACGTTGTAGCTTCAGATGAATTTGCTAATGATGCACTGGAATCCGAATTGGATCACCATCAAGCTGGTAATGCAGAATGGCTTACGGCAAATCAACTTCCGGCAGTCCAAGAACGTCGAAGACGTGCAGCTCTTGGTAATACCAACACCCGCGGCAAGAAGTGGTGGTATAAAGCTGACACCAATAAAAGAGCCAGAGCTGAAGTGTCGCCAGGTATGGGATGGGTGAATAAGTGTCCAAAAGAATGGAGCTCAGATGGTCGAAAGAGAATATCGGAATCTTCATCTCGACCTAACACCAAAGAACATAACCGAAACATAAGCCTGGGCAAATCCGGACGCCCCAATAACAATAAAGGGACAATCTGGATAGTCAATGATACCACCGGACAACGAAAACGTGTCCAACCTGGAGCAGTGCCAGAAGGATACACAACTCTTACAGAAATTAGTGCTAGCAAAAAAAAGGATAATATATGACAAAAAGTTTAATCACGGAAGAACGCAGTTACTTTAAACCATTTAACTATGCATGGGCATACGATGCATGGCTAGCCCACGAGCAAAGTCATTGGATTCACACTGAGGTGCCGATGGCAGAGGACGTTAATGATTGGAAGCGTAAAATAACAGATGCCGAGAAATCATTCTTAACTAACATATTTAGATTCTTCACTCAAGGTGACATTGATGTTGCCGGAGCCTACGTCAATAACTATCTTCCTAACTTTCCCCAACCAGAAGTGCGTATGATGCTTATGGGTTTTGCTGCCAGAGAGGCATTGCATGTTGCAGCATACTCCCATCTAATAGAGACGCTAGGGATGCCTGAGAGCACGTATAACGAATTCTTAGAGTATGATGCTATGGCAGACAAGCATTCTTACATGACTGACATGTCATCTAAGAAAGACGACAAAGACGACATCGCGATGAACATAGCGGCGTTCTCTGCATTCACTGAGGGGATGCAGTTGTTCAGTTCATTCATTATGCTTTTGAACTTCCCTAGACACGGTAAGATGAAAGGTATGGGTCAGATCATCACATGGAGTATTGTTGATGAGACGCAACACGCTGAGTCTATGATTAAACTATTCCGAACATACATAGAAGAGAACATTGAGATTTGGAATGATGGATTGAAAGGCAAGATATACACAATAGCCGAGAAGATGGTTGAACTGGAAGATAAGTTTATCGATCTAGCATTCGCCATGGGAGATATGGAAGGTCTAACATCCGATGAAGTCAAGAAGTATATCCGATACATATGTGACCGGAGGTTGATCAGCCTGGGAATGAAAGGTATTTTCAAGGTAAAGAAGAATCCTCTACCGTGGGTAGAAGAAATGATTAATGCGCCTACCCACACAAATTTCTTCGAAAATCGTGCAACTGATTACGCGCGCGGGGCTTTATCGGGAGACTGGGGTGAGGTATGGGGTGTAGCTCATGCATAGGAATAATTAATGGAAATTTTTAACTGGTCAGTCATATGTGAAATATGTGACACCGAAACTGATGTGTTGGTATATAATGAAGACGAAAAGCCCGTATTCTGTGCCATGTGTGGAGAGAGCGTAACCACAGTTGAGTTGAGCGATTCTCTTTAATGTGGACATATAATGGAACAATGTACGATCCATCTCAAGAGGATCTACAAATTTATATTGGATTTGTTTACTTGCTCACCGAGGTAGACACTAACATGAAGTACATTGGGAAGAAGTTTTTCTGGAAGAAGGTTACCAAGCCACCTTTGAAGGGCCGCAAGAACAAACGGCGCAGCTTAGTTGAATCGGACTGGAAGACATACTATGGGTCCAACGACAAGATAAAGGCATTGGTTGAATCTGGGTTGGCTGATAAATTTGATAGACAAATCCTTAGGTTATGTGAGACTAAAGGGGAATGTTCTTATTATGAAGCCAAGTATCAGTTCGATAATAGTGTTCTGCTGCGTGATGACTATTATAATGGTATCATCAGTTGTCGTATTAATCAATCTCATGTGAGGGGTATAAAGGATGTATGATTATAAGTTCTACCTGAGGAGAGTTATAGACGGAGATAGTATAGAGGGGGATATCGACCTAGGGTTTGATACGTATCTGCGAAAGGTGATTGTTCGCCTGCAGGGCATAGACGCCCCTGAGATCCGACGATTAAGTTATATCGACGATGACGAGCTGAACGACAGAATCAAAGCGTATGGCAAGCATGTGAAGCGATGGCTTGAACAAGAGTTACAGGATAAGATATTGTACATACAGACAGAGTACGATGATGAAAAGGACAAGTACGGGCGGATCCTCGGAGACCTGTACGTTATTAATGATGGACCTCCTCTTCAAAGTGTTAACGAGAAGATGGTTGACAATAGCCTTGCGGTGGTGTATAATGGTTCTTCTAGTAGGGAAGAACTGTACAGCGTTCATGTTAGAAATATGAACGAGCTTATACTCAAGGGTTTATACGAGGAACAATCCGGTGATACTAATTGACTACAACGCAATAGCAATATCAAATGTCATAGCTACAAAACTTCAAGTCGACGAGAACATGATTCGACATCAGATACTGAACAGTATCCGAATACATAGAGCCAAGCACACCGCAAAGTGTGGTGAGGTAGTTATATGCTGTGATGCTGGTAACTACTGGCGCAAGGATGATTTTCCTCAATACAAGCACTCTCGCGGTAAGACCCGCGATACAGATAAGTTAGACTGGGATGAACTGTTCCGCATCATCGAGCTTGTTTTGGCGGAGCTACGAGACAACTTTCCATACAAAGTAATTCGTATAGATAGATGTGAGGCTGATGATATTATTGCTGAGCTATGTGAGTACACTCAGGAGTTTGGACAGTATGAGCGCATGATGATTATATCGGGAGATAAAGACTTTGCGCAACTACAGAAACATGATAACATTGCCCAGTACGCCCCAGTGCAACGCAAGTTTATCAAGGAGGATAACGCTAAGGGGTTTTTAGCAGAACACATTCTCAAAGGAGACGCTGCTGACGGTATTCCTAATGTGTTATCCCAGGACGATTGCTTCGTTGAAGGGATTAGACAGACACCCCTCCGTAGAAAAGTTGTTGATCAGCTTCTGGCTGATCCTAATGCTCTTGGAGAAGGTGTATATCGTAATATTCAGCGCAACGCAAAGCTGATAGATTTAACACAAATACCCGTTTCTCTAAAGGAGCAGATTATAAATAGTTTTAATAGCCAACGGCCAGCGGCGAATAAGGGTAAGGTATTGAACTACTTAATAGAAAAACAATGTAGACTTTTGATTGAAAGCGCAGGAGATTTTGTAAATGGCTAATTTCAGTAAGCCCCTAGAAATACACGAAATGATGGCTAAAGTATCCGCAGCGAAGACCCGCTTGGATAAAATTACGCTACTAAAAAGTTATAACCACCACGCTATGCTAGATGTGATGCGCGGTGCTTTTGATGATGCTGTTCAATGGAACCTTCCGGAAGGGAAGCCTCCATATAAAGCCAATGTTCCAGAATCTGTACCTTCTAGCCTTCTAAAGCAAAATCAGAAATTTAAGTATTTCGTGAAAGGCCCACTAAGCGAAAGCCTGACCACGGTCAAGCGCGAGCAAATTTTTGTTCAGGTATTGGAATCCATCCACCCCGCCGATGCTGAGGTTGTTATCAATATGATCAACAAGAAGTCGCCCGGCAAAGGAATAACCAAGAAGTTGGTACAGGAGGCGTACCCAGATTTGATTAGACTATAATGTTCTATTAACAAGGAGAAGCGATGCTACAGCAGCAATTGCAGCGTTTGCAGCAAGATTCAAAACAACTTGAACATTACATCCACCGATTGAATAAACAAGGGAATAAGGCCCTAGCTTGCAATATGATTAAAAAAGCGGAGTTTTTAAATCAACACATTGCTAATATACAGCAAACAATTCAATAAGGAAGGTGATCATATCTGCTCAGCCCCAGCAATGGGGCTGTTCTATTTACGGAAACTAATTATGCCTATATACACATTACGCAATAAAGACACTGGGGAAACACAAGAACGTCAGATGTCAATATCAAGCAAGGAAGCTCTCATTGAAGAAGGAGAGTTTGAGCAAATTCATACCGAGTTAGCTAGCATTGTTTCTAGCCGGGGCAGCACGCTTGGACAAACTTCGGGCGACTGGAAAGACCTGTTAAAGCGAACCAAAAAAGGGTCTGGTAAAGGGAATACCATTAACACATGAGTAGACGATCAGAGACCAACCCCATTCATATCAAAATAGATCAACTCAGAGTATTTGATCCATTAACCCCACACCAAAAGGAAGCATTCGATGCATGGAAGCAGGGAAATCATCTTATCCTATCTGGGTCAGCTGGAACCGGTAAAACCTTCATAGCCTTATATCTTGCTCTGCAGGAGTCGTTAGATAAGTCAACTCCATATGAAGAGGTTCGTATCATACGATCAATTGTGCCCACACGAGACATTGGACACTTACCTGGTACAGCAGAAGAAAAGCTACAGGCATACGCCGGACCTTACAAAGGAGTGGTCAGTCAACTGTTCGAAAGATCAGATGCATATGATACACTTGTACAGCAGAGAGATATAGCATTTGAGTCAACATCTTACCTACGAGGAGTCACCTTCGATAACAGCATCGTTATCGTAGACGAGCTGCAGAATCTTAACTTCCACGAATTAGATAGTGTTATAACTCGTATAGGTAATAATAGTAAGATAAT